AATTAGCTCTTTCAATCAGTAAATTAAAATTTCATAAACAAAGGACCACGTCGCGAGCGCCCCTCTTTTGCTGCTATCTCCGACTTAAGCTTCGCAATGTAAGCCGTTAGTTTGTTGATATCGGTTTGCGCATAAGTGGTGGCACCATAACCGCCAACAGACACTGTCACTTCTAGTTCACCGATCATCAAACGGTGCAGTGCGGATTCAGCATCAATGAGACGCTGCCGCAGTATTATTAAATCATTCATAAGCGCCTTAGAGGTAAGGGTCATCAGCAACGACAGACGATCGTTGTCGAAATGCGTTAGTTGTTTTCTTTGCGATTGGCTGAGCGCTTTCGCTTTGGACTGGTGTACTTTGTTTTACTTCGCCCAGCGCATTTTCTAATCGCTTCCACTGCAACTCTTTAAATCGATCAAGACCATAAATACTTGCAGCTGCTCGTGCATACACACGGCAATCCAAAGCCTCATTATTTCGAGTCGGGTCTTTTTCCCATGTGGCTTTTGGGAAGCCTTTGTGTAAACGGATAATGCGTCGCTCAGCTGTGAGCTGCTTGAAGTATTCCTCTCCATACTGGGGAAAGTGGCAAGTCCCTGGTGAAAATAATTCACCCGAAGCCCGCTCCTCATCCGTCGGTCTCGGCAGTTTGAGCCAACGGTAAAGTTCAACTTTGGCAACTGGACCGCTGACATTCCAAACCCTCAACCCTCGGCGTTTACCACCGGTATCAGCTTTTGAGACATTCTGGATTAATGCTGTTTCTGTATCTCGTCCCTTTATGGCAACCACACTTCTTGGTTGTGATGCTCTTGCGCCTGCGCCACCCCAGACTGCCTGAGGGTAATTACGCACCCACCCATAAACATCCTGAGTGGCGTAACCAGAATCAACGCACATCACACGAATTGGCAGCGAGCTACCTAAAGCGTGAGGCCAATCTTTGCTGAGGACTTGATCCAGTTTTTTCCACACATCGGGTTGAGCGGTATCACCGTCTAAGACTAAGTAGTCGATTGACCATGATTCTTTGCTTCTCCCCCATGCGACGATTTCACATTCCAAACGATCGCGCTGAACGTCAACACCGGCCGTTAAAAACAAACCGCCTTCAGGAACAACACCAATGGTGTAAGACTCTCGTCGTTCATATAAACGTTCCCATTCTGGCGCCTCGAATTCTTCTTCATAAGATTCACCGAGAACGGTATTCACAAAGCCTTTCATTAAATCCGGATTTTGTTGCGCACCTTCAAATATTCTTGCAGCGTCTTCCCATGAAAACCAACCGACAGGGCTATAGAGTGACGACAAGTGATACCCTTGTGTCTGGCCATCACCTTCAGCGGTTGCCTGCCAGTACCCTTGATTGAGCATCTCGGTTTTTTGATGTTCACTGATTAAATAATCACAATCCTCACAACAATACTGCGCATTTTCAGGCTTACCTTCTTCCCATCGTAATTGGGAAAATCGCAAAGGTTGTGAATGGCCACATGAGGGACAAGGCACATAAAAATAACGCTGATCTGAGTTTTCAAATTCCCTCTGAATACGCGATGTACTTTTGAGCGTTGGCGTACTCACGAGCAGCACCTTTCTTCTGCGTGCAAAGGTTGCACTTCGTCGTTCAGCCAGCAATATCGGATCGCCTTCACCTTCAACATCGCCCGGATATCCATCCACCTCATCCATGAACAGATAACGAGCAGGCATGGATCGGAGGCCTACAGCACTGTTTGCGCCAGTCATGACCAGTACGCCGCCAGGAAATTCTTTTGAGAGCACCGTATTACCTGAGTCTCTGCTGCGCGCAGGCGCAACACGCGCCCTTAGCTCTGGCACATCTTCAAGTTGAGGGTCGATTCGCTGACGGGAATTACGCTTTGCCATTTCGACGGTTGGCGAAACTGCCATCATCGGGCCGGGAGCCATATGGATGACGTAGCCGATCCAGTTATTGCCAACCTCTGTCCCGCCAACCTGCGCGCCTTTCATAAATACAACGCGCTGTACCGGCGAAGATACTGACAAGCAATCCATAATCTCTTGCAGATAAGGCGTTCGTTGAGTGCGCCAGCGGCCTGGTTCAGCAGCCGATTTGGGGGATAGCACACGAAACTGATCAGCCCATTCAGACACCAATAACATGGGATCTGGTTTTAAGCCTTCATTCCAGGCTTTTTCGAGCTCTATTACCCCGTCGTAAAACTCAGTATCACCGTTCCTCGTCATCCCTGACGCCACGGCATTAGAACGTCCGTGTTCGTCAATCGACCTTTGGTTGGATGTCGCTAAGCTCGGATAAGTGCTGTCTGACATAAGACTCCAACATGACATGCATCTTGTGCGGGTCAACCTCCAGTTCTGCGGCCATTTGAGCAGATACTCTTGCTGGCCAACTTAGCCAAGCGTCGCGCTCGGCTCTTGCAATACGAAACACATGAGCGATCGCTTTAGCACGATCCACTAGCTCATTTTTTAATTGCTGTAATTTGATTCTATTGGTCTGGGCTTTAAGGACTTCATTGGCTGTTCGGGCTTGCATATAGGTGGTGCCACCACCGGTATTGCCACTTTCACTCAGGGTGTCGGCGACTGCATCAAGCGCAGCTTTGGGTACTGCTTTAGTTGCACCTGACGATTTACGCTGTTGGGCACGATCTGTGTTGCGATCCCACTGCTTGTCGACTTTGTCTATATCAATAGTGCCATCAGTCTCAGCTTGAATACGGCCAGACTTAATCGCTTTGCGCACAGCCGTATCTGAAACCCCTCGATGTTTGGCATAAGCCCGCAGTGATACACCCATCTTTTAACCTGTTGTTTTTAATCGAATTAATAAGCACAAATGAGTTGATAAGACCGCTGAATGAAGCGTTCATGTGCTTAACAAAACAGCACTTGGAGGCAACAAAATGGCCCAAAAACGAAATGCATTAGACGCTTTTTTAGCTCGAAAATCTGAAATCGACACAGCCCTTGAGCGCTTACAAGCACTCAGCAATGACCACTTCAACGCTCACCCCGATGAAATCAATTGGGGGCACGTTGGCGACCTGGGCCACTACGCAGAACTTCTCAAACAAATCACCGACTCAGCTTTTAACGAAGGCGAACATGCCGAATAAGGAGCACATCATGACCAAACTCACCGATACCCAAATCACCATCCTTGAAGCCGCCAGCAAGCGGCTCGACAACAACATCGAGCCATTACCCAGTAACATCAACGCGAGTATTAAGCCTCGAGTTATCCAAGGTTTATTGAAGCGAGAGCTCATTACTCAGTTTGAAAATGGCTACATCATTGATGCCAAAGGCTTTGACGCCATAGGCCGACCAGCGCCCACAAAAACGGAACCTAGCCAACCCGTCACTCTACGTGAGGGAACTAAGCAAGCCCGAATGATCGCGCTAATGCTGCGCCCAGAAGGCACCAGTATCGAAGAAATTTGTACGGAGACTAGCTGGCAAAAACACACCGTTCGCGGTGTGTTTTCAAATACCCTTAAAAAGCGACTGGGCCTGACGGTCACCTCATATAAGGATGATGGCCAACAACGCCGGTACCGTATTCAAGGAGATGCCCAATGAGCACTCGCTGCTTTATTGCCATGACAAAAGACGAGGTGACTTATCAATCTATTTATTGCCATCACGATGGATACAACACCGACAATGGCGTTGGTCCAACGCTAAGACAACATCACAATAGTGAATATCACGCCGAGAGTTTGATAGCTCTTGGAGATATTTCCTTTGTGCAGGGCGAAACAGTTTGTGCTTACCACCGGGATCGCGGTGATCCCTGGGATCAAACCCAACCCAGAATCACTCGCAGCCAACCAGAGTTATTTGCATTGGCAAAGGCATGCGATGCGCAATACCTCTACCTATTTAAACAGGGTGAATGGCACAGTTTTAAGCTTTAAATTACTGACGCTACCGATTGAGTTGAAATGGCAACGTCATTAAACGACATCTTGTCACTTTCACGAATTGCTTGTTCACCAGAATAGTCTTGCCAGCGCCTGACAATAACATCCACGTATTTTGGGTCCAGCTCAATTAAGCGTGCAGCCCGTCCTGTTTTTTCACTGGCGATTAGGGTGCTACCAGAGCCGCCAAATATATCTAAAACAATATCTCGACTTTTACTGGAATTACGAACTGCTCGCTCAACCAACTCGACAGGTTTCATTGTCGGGTGAAGATCATTTTTTACCGGTTTATTAAAAAACCAAACGTCACCTTGGTCGCGCGCACCACACCAAAAGTGGTCATTGCCTTCACGCCATCCATATAAAATTGGTTCATACTGGCGCTGATAATCTGAGCGCCCAAGGGTGAAAGTATTTTTCGCCCACACAATAAACGTCGACCATTTACCGCCTGCATCACGAAATGCTTTTTGCAGCGTATCAAGCTCACTGGATGACATAGCTACATAGCACGCCCCTTTGGTCACGCTTAGTAGATTGGTTAATGAGTCTTTTAAAAACTGATAGAAATCATCGCCTAAGTTATCATTCATAATGCGTCGATCTTTACCGCGCATTTTGTCTTTGGCATTGTTGCCATAGTCCACGTTATAAGGTGGATCAGTGAACGCCATGTCGGCAAGTTCACCATTCATTAGTTTTTCTAAATCTTGCTTACTGGTCGAGTCGCCACACAACACGCGATGATTTCCCATAATCCAAATATCACCAGGGCGACTTATCGGCTCTTCTTCCACTTCTGGAATATCGTCCTCATCAGTTTCGCCTGCCTGATCATCGGCACCTAATAGCTCATCTAATTCTTCATCTGAAAAACCAATCACATCGAGATCAAAACCAAGGTCGCCAAGTTCTTCTAGTTCGAGCTTTAATAGCTCATCATTCCATCCAGCATTTTCAGCAATTTTGTTATCGGCAATAACCAACGCACGACGCTGAGACTCTGTCAGGTGATGTAATACGATGACAGGTACGCTATCTAATCCAAGTTGCTGGGCAGCCATCAATCGACCATGCCCCGCGATAATGACATTGTCATCACCCACTAAAATTGGATTAACAAATCCAAACTCAGCAATAGAACCCGCGATTTGTGATACCTGAGTATCATCATGTGTTCTCGCATTTTTGGCATAGGGGATTAAACGCTGAAGCGACCAGTGCTCCACCGTTTCAACAGCGTTAAGTTGCATTTGATTACCTTGGAAATACCGGTGCGAACCTGCGAACCCGGTTTAATGGGCTGTCGCTAGCGAAATGCGGCGGCCTTGCGACTCGCATCGATTCGATGGCCAGGAAGGACCCATTTTTTTCTGGGGCCAGAAATAACTAAGCCACGGTCAAAGGCCGTGGATTGTGTGCAGTTCACTCGTGAGATTAGCAAGTATTCTCGCCTAAAAACGGGTTTTTGTCCCACTGGGGGTTTTGGCATTAACACGCAGGTCTTTGCTCTTGAGCGAGCCGCTCCGCAATTTTTATTAACGCCCCTTGCCAATAACGCTGCGCAGACGTTCTGGGGAAGCCAGTCTCACGCGAAATCACTCGCCATGGTGTTCGATAGGCACGCGACCAGATTAGGTTTCGCTCGCCATGATTTACAAACGTGATCCATGACAGCGTTTCCTCCATGCGAGTGATTTGATCTGGCGTTGGACGTAAACGAATCGGTTGAACCTCTTGTCTGCCAAGCTCTCTTTGATCGTATTTGATCTCGGGCCAATAGCTCACATAGCCAAGGCTTCGTTCCCCAGGTAGTTTACGCAGTGTTGATACACACTCCTCGAACCGGTGAGCAATTTGTTCTGGCGTAAATTCATTCATGATTGCTCTCCCAGTCTTTGCTCAACAGCCCAATAGACCAAAGCTAATGCATCGGCCTCGTTATCATCTGAAGGTAGGTGGCCTCGGTTCCTAGCAGCCTCAATCATCATGGTTTTATTTGCATTACCTTTGCCTGTTGCGTGGCGTTTGATTGTTCCAACCGGGACACCCTCGTAAGCAATATCCTGTTGCTCGCACCAAGCAGTCAGATGCGCCATAAAACCACCGTAAGCGTGTGCAGCATCCACACCCATGTGGCGACGAACCTCTTCAAAAAACACCATGCTGATAGGCCCAGCATTTTCGTTTAGCTCACCCAAGAAACGGTTGAACTTCAAAAAGCGCATGCCACCACCTTGCCAACGATCGTTTTTAAAACTGATGGTGCCGCTGGTGATAACGCCTTGTTTGGAATGAATTGCCCATCCAGTTGTTGTGCCCAAATCCAAGCAGAGCACCACTGGTAAGGTTCGATTGATGATCTCTTTCTCACCGAGATGGAGAGCCTCCCCTTTAGGGGACTCTCCTCTCTCGTAGAGAGAGGGGGTTTGCGTGCAATCTGGATTTATCTCTACACCCCTTGAATTGACTAGGTTTGTGTTCAGATTGCATGGGGTATCCGCAATCTGGGCTCCGCAATCTGCAATCTGGCTGGATGCCTTGATATTGCTGACTTTAAGTTTGCGGGTAGTTTGCAGATTGCAGAAAACTGGTTCAGATTGCAGACTGCAAACAGCCGTATCTGAGGAGTTATTGTGATCATGATTCATGGCTAATTTCCTCCTGGTATACCCAAACATCCGGGTTCTCGACTGGGAGCACCGCACCGGTTTGAGCACATTTATAATGGGTAGGTTTGATTGCAAAGTGAGCCTGTTTGACCTCACCTGTATCGGTATCAATGTTTTCTGAAGCAGGAATAGTCATACCTTCAACACAGAGGTAGCCGTATTTGCTGCGGGTTAACACAGGCAAGCTGTAATCCTCTGGATTGCGGAAGAACTTTATGTCGCCCTTAGTGGCATGAACTGCAATGCGTTCATTGATGGTTCTATTAGCGCCCAGTCCAGCTTGGCCTTCGAACGATTCTGCAAATTGATTCGAGGTATAGACCCTACCTTGAGCCGCCTCATCAAATATCATTTGCACAATGACATCGCGTTTACGCTGACGCTCTGCATCGAGCTTGGCGCCATAGTCTTGATTCACCAGTCGATCGCTATGAGCGTCTAACTCAATCCATTTACCCTGGCTTTTATCGACACATTTTGCTGGCAGACCGGGACCATTTCGCAGTTCGAAAACCAGCGTGCGATCGGTGCGCGTTTCATCTGGCCGATACAACAACATGCCAGTGGTGTAATAGCCACGAAGGCTGCCTGCACCTGATAGCGCCAGAAAGGGATCTTCCTCAACTTGTTTCTTACTAATTTTCTTAGTGTGGTGGGCCAGAATAATACCCGCTAACGGATTGACCGCATCACGCAGTTGTTCAACTCGCTCGCGCAGAAAGAACAACATGGCATTGTTGTCGTTCTCACTATTCCCCTCTGGACCGCCATCAAAGACATTGCGTATTGGATCGATCACTAGAATATCGACACCACCCTGTGCAGCGGCTCGTTGCAGTGCCTCAATCACTTGTTCAACACCTTGATCATTAAGCACTAAACGAAGTTGAGGTGTTACCAGCAAGTTGTTTGCCGCACGACGACTAATACGTTCAGGTAAGCCCATAGACTGTATCCGTTCACGCAAGTAGTGATATTGAACCTCTGCCTGCAGATAAAACACTCGAAGTGGTCTGGAGGGTGTCAGCTCGAGAAAAGGTTCACCGGCTGCCATGTGTGTTAACCATGACAACAGAAAATCACTTTTACCGACCTTCGG